CAGTTCTACCGCTGGCTGCAGGTGCAGCCCGACCTGAACCTGTGGCTGATGACTGGTACCCCCACCCCCAACGAGCCGACGGACGCATGGGCACTGGCCAAGCTGGTCAACAGCCCGCACATGTCCAAGAGCTACACAGGTTTCAGGGAGCAGGTCATGACCAAGATCGGCCAGTGGAAGTTTGTGCCCCGCCCGGACAGCGTGGACATTGTGAAGCACGTGCTCCAGCCATCCATCCGCTTCACCCGGGAGGACTGTCTGGACCTGCCTGACACCATCATCCAGACCCGCAAAGTGGAGATGACCGCGGAGCAGACCAAGCACTACAAGCAGATGGTCAAGCAGCTGGTCACCGAGGTTGCGGGCGGCACGATCACGGCGGTCAACGAGGCGGTCAAGGCGCAGAAGCTCATTCAGATCGCACTGGGCGTGGCCTACGGCGAGCACGGGGAGAGGCTGGAGCTGGACTGCGCGCCACGCATCAACGCGGTCAAGGAGGTCATCGAGGAGGCAGGGGAGAAGGTCATCCTGTTCGTCCCGCTGACCGGCACGCTGCGCATGCTGGAGCGTGAGCTGTCCAAGCACTGGACCGTGGCCGTCGTCAACGGTGAGGTGTCGTCATCCAAGCGCAACGACATCTTCCACAACTTTCAGAACGCGCGTGACCCGCGCATACTTATCGCACATCCTGCAACAATGGCGCATGGATTGACCTTGACAGCAGCGTCAACCGTTGTATGGTACGGACCTATAACCAGTAACGAACAGTATGTTCAAGCGAATGGCCGCGTCGAACGCATCGGTAAGAGACATGTGTCGAACGTAGTTCATATAGAAGCAACCGAGGTAGAGCACCGCATCTATGAGCGACTGCAGAATAAGCAGAAGCTACAGGGTGTGCTGCTGGACCTGATAGCCCAGATGGGAAAGGAGTGACATGTCGTTTGAGATCGAGAAGGATGTACCGCTGCCGCAGAAGAACGTGCGGTGGAAGTACCCGTTTGACCAGTTGGAGAAGGGCGACAGCTTCTTCGTCGCCAACAAGGACACCACACAGATGTCCGCACTCTGCAAGCGGGCGAACACGCGCTACGGCGGCCGGTTCGTGACGTCCAAGGCGGAGAAGGGCGACCAGACTGGCGTCCGGGTATGGAGGCTGGAATGAGCTTCACGGTCGAGCAGGTGGTGGAGACTTACCTCAAACTTCGGAGGAAGAAGGAGGCTGTAGAGAACGAGACCAAGGACAGGGTCGCGGACATCAAGGCCAAGATGACCATGCTGGAGTCGTGGCTGATGCAGAAGGCGGGTGAGGATGGCGTGACATCCTTCAAGACCACCGCCGGCACTGCGTTCGTGACCACCACGGACTTCGCCAACGTCGCTGACTGGGATGCTGTGCTCGCGTTCATCAAGGAGAACGACGCGTTCGACATGCTGGAGAAGCGTGTGTCCAAGACCGCGGTCCGGGCACACATGGATGAGACTGGTGACGTCCCGCCGGGCATCACCTACGGCAGCAAGATCGGGATTAACGTCCGCAAGGCGTCAGGAGATGGCGAATGAACTGGCTGCGCAAGATCGTACGGCGCTGGCTGGATGCTGTGCCCGCCGCGAATGGCGAGGCTGCCATCAGCCGGGGCAACCTGCTGGATCAGATGTCCGATTACAGTAATCCAACTGCAGTCAGCGTAGTACCAGTGCGTAATGGCTTCCTGATCTGTCGTCGTACCTACAACCCAAATGGCCCGGACAAGGTGGACGCAGTCTATGCTGCTACCATCGAAGACCTCGGGCCCCTGATCGTCGCCGAGTTGGCGACGGTTCGTCTCACCAAGTAACGCTCAGAGAGGAAACCATGAGCAACATCGTACCAACCAATATCCAAATCCCGGCCCACCTTGCACGTCTGGTAGGTCAACCCTCTGCTCTGTCGGCTGCTCTGGCCGGCGGGCTGGGAGGCGGCGCGGAGTACCCGCGCATCTCCATCAAGGGCTCACGCTTCCGCATCGTCGAAGGCGGGACGGAGACCGTGCTCGAAGACACCAAGCTGTCGGTCGTCGTCGTGGGTGCCAACCCCCGTCTATCAAAGACGTACTACGCAAAGCAGTGGACTCCCGATGCTGAGCCCGCTTCGCCCGACTGCTACTCCTTGGATGGCGTGCGACCTGCGGCCGACAGCACCGGCCCCCAGAACGACACCTGCGCCGGCTGCCCCATGAACGCTTGGGGTTCCAAGATCACGCCGATGGGCCAGCAGATCAAAGCCTGCGCTGACCAGAAGCGTCTGGCTGTCGTCGCCTCGAACGACCCGACCGGGCCGGTGTACCTGCTGCAGATCACCCCTGCTGCGCTCAAGGGTCTGGCATCCTACCAGAAGGAGCTGTCGGTCCGTGGCATCCCGGTTGAGGCGGTCAAGACTGTCGTGACCTTCGACACTGATGCCAGCTTCCCCAAGCTTGCGTTCAAGTTCGGCGGCTTCCTTGAGGCGGACGAGTACGCAGCAGTGGAAGAACTGTTCGGGTCGGACAAGGTGATGGAGATCACGGGCGAGAAGGTGGCAGCTGCTGCCGAGGAGGAAGCCCCGGCACCCAAGGCGAAGGCAGCCCCGAAGGCCGCCGCCAAGGTCGCGCCCCCACCAGAGCCGGAGCCGGAAGAAGCGCCTGCACCCAAGCGTGGGTTCGGTGCCAAGGCAGCACCGGCTGCAGCAGAGAAGGCAGAAGCCCCGGCACCCAAGCCGAAGGCAGCCGCCAAGCCCGCCGCCAAGCCCGCTGCAGCAGCACCCAAGGTGGAGAAGGGGGCAGCATCTCTGGCGGACGAGATCGCGTCCTTGATGGAGGATATGGATGCCGACGACTGAGCCCAAGGGAGTTACGTTCGAGAAGATCGACGCGCTCCGTAGGCACATGCTCCTCACGCATACTCAGATGGCAAGGTTACTCGGGGTATCCCGGGTAACCTACTACAACTGGAAAAGTGTGGGGCATCCAGCTGAGCGGACCGTCACCAAGACGCGGGCTATTCTGAAGGACCTACTGCGTGTTATGGTGGAACACGCGTGGCCGACGCCCGCCGTCGTGGCAATGGGTCAGGACGATCGGCTCATTGAGCTACAAAAACTGATCCGGGTAGTGTAGGGATGGGGGCTCGGGCCCCCATTCAACCGAGCAGGGTAGGGAAATGGACACAACAGAGTTCTTCGGCCGGGTCCTTCCGGACACCGGTTACTATGTCGCCACGGTCATAAATCCAGACAGACGCGCACAGAAATCGTATGAAACCATAGACGCGCTGGCCAACGCCGTCATCCGGATCGACATCGCAGGTGGGAACGTCTACTACGCAATGTCCTCGTTCGTCGAAGCGGGCAACCGCAAACAGGCCAACGTCGAGCTGACCAAGTCTCTATTCATCGACATCGACTGCGGCGAGGACAAGCCCTTCGCTGACCAGCGCGAGGGTGCCAAGGCCCTCAAGGTTTTCCTCAAGGCCAGTGGCCTGCCTCCCCCCATGATCGTCAATTCAGGCCGTGGTCTGCACGTGTACTGGCCACTGACCGAGGCGCTTGCGCCTACAGACTGGCAGCCTCTGGCTGATGCGCTCAAGGAGTGCGCCAAGCACCACGACTTCCAGATCGACGCGGCTGTCACAGCGGACAGCGCCCGGGTCCTGCGCCCCGTGGGCACTCACAACCCGAAGAATGGGGCCGAGGTAGCGCTCATCAAGGACGCGCCAGACAACACTCCCGGCAGCATGCGGTCGGCTCTGGCCCAGTTCATGCACAAGGTCCCCGTCAAGCGGGGGCTCACTGCGCAGGCCAAGCCCGTGTCCAGCATCACGGCATCGCTTGGGTCCGGCACGGAGTACGAGCCTGCTGTTGCAGGGAACATAATTGGTGGATGCGCTCAGGTCCGGTGGGCAGCGAACAACCAGACAGATGTGGAGGAGCCGTTCTGGTACGCGCTGCTCGGGATCGCCGCATTCTGTGACGACCCGGAGGGTACTGCCATTGCGTGGTCAGACCAGCACCCGGGCTACGACTACCCCAAGACTGTCCTGAAGATCGAGCAGTGGCGTGGCCGGGCGACAGGCCCAACCACCTGTGCCAAGTTCAAGGACCTGCGCGAGAGCGGCTGCAAGAAGTGCCCCTACGCTGGCAAGATCACCACGCCTGTCAGATCGGCCGCAAGATGGCCGAGGCTGAGGGCCCCGCCGCAGACGTCATCGACGTCGTCGCCAATGAAGTCCCACTGCCGCAAGGGTTCAAGCGCACCAAGGCCGGCGGCCTTGCCCAGACCATCGACGAGACCGACATCGAGGTCGTGCCCTTCGACCTGTACCCTGTGAGCTACGGCAAGGACGAGGCTCTGGGCTACGAGGTGGTGCGGTTCCACTGGAAGCGGCCGCACAAGGGGTGGCAGGAGATCAAGTTCCGCCAAGCCTACCTCGCCGACGGGAACCGGGAGTTCCCT